CCGGCCTGCCCGCGCGATACCCGAACGCCACGCCAGCACCGCCCGCCGGGCCGGGTCCGGCGTAGCGGGGATCAGCCACAGCAACGCCCCAGCGGCCAGCAACGCCCAGCCGAACCCGGCCAACACACCGACGCCGGCGACCAGCGCCGCGGCGGCCACCCAGCGACGAGCCACGATCACTCCCCTCATGCGAAGATCTCCGCTTCCGGCAGTTCCTCCACCGCCACCATCCGGCCCGAAATGGCGTTGAGCAGCGCCGTCATCCCGTCGATGCGCTTGCCGGATGCGTGGCGGTCCGGCTTGACCGGGCGCAGCCGGTCCACGTCATCGGTCGGCGACTTCACGACCAGGTTGTCCGCGCACCACGCCGCCACCGGATTTCCGCCCGTCTTCAGGTCCCCGGAGCGCAGCAGCCGCATCAGCTCCTTCAGCGGCGGCGTCATCCGGTTGTACGTCGTGTCCGATTCGAACATCTCCAGCCCAGTCCGCTTGACGATTTCCTGGCGCACCGGCTCCCCCGACCACTTGTCGAAAGTCCCGTTAACGACCGTGAAAGCGTCGTAGTCGGCCTGCACCCCGGCGTAAACGCTGTCGTAGTCGATCGTGTCCCCGTCGGTCGCGACCACCCAGCCGGCGGCCACCCACGCCGAGAACCGCCTGTCGGTGTGCTCATCCAGCAGCCCCACCATCGACTCCGGAATCCAGAACCGCCACCGACACCAGCCGTCCTCGAACAGCAGACACCACGCGGTCAGGTCCAGCTTCGAAGACAGGTCCAGCCCCGCCCAGCACCGCTGCCCGGCCAGACGCCCATCCAGCCAATCCGGGGTCAAAGCGAGCTCGCCCTGACACGAGGCCCACAGCTCGCCGGAGATGTAGCGGGCCAGCATCGACACCCGAATGTTGAGCCGGAACCGCAGAAACGCGTTGGCCTTACGCGGCTCGTTACGCGCCTCCAGGGCCTCATCGCGCAGCGACTGGCGGTCCAGGAAGTCATCCAGCCCCGGATTCGGCCACGCCCAGTTGCGCTCATCCCACGGATCGGTCGACACCGGCAGGTCCGGATGCCCCGGGAACAGCCGCCACAGCCGCGCCAGATCCTCCTCGGTACGCGGCGCCTTACGCACGAACGCGAACACATGCGGCGCCCGCGCCGGATGCTCCTGCACCCGCTCCGCCTCGTCGATCACACCCGCGCCGAACGACGCCGGGTCGTCGGTCTCCGTACCCAGCAACACGAACAGCGGCTGCGCGCGGGTACCCGCCGCGGTGCGCATCGCCGTGAACAGCGACCCGTCGCGCTGCTCAGACACCTCGTCGATGTAGAACGCGTGCGGGTTGTGACCCAACTGCGCCCCGGCGTCGGCGGTGATCGTCTCGAAGTACGACGCGGTGTGCTCGTCGACCAGCCGGCGCGCCGCCTTGTTGTGCCGCAACCGCAGCCCCAGCTCCGGCGACAGTTGCGCCATCCGCGTCGCCGGGGCGAAGATCTTCGCGGCCTGCTTGGTGTTCATCGCCGCGCCGTAGATCTCCGCCGACTCCTCGTCATCACCGACCAGCAGCAGCAGCATCAGCCCCGCCACCAGGGAAGATTTCCCACCCTTGCGGCCCATCGACAGATACGCGATCCGGTAGCGGCGCACGTAACGCCGCCACTGCGCCGACCACACCACCTCACCGAACACCGGACGGATGATCTCGTGTTCCTGCCACCACGCCGGCACGAACGCGGTGCGCTTACGCGGCCCGGCCGTGTGCAGCAACAGCTCGACGAAAAACCGCACCGCCCGGTCAGCCCTCGGCCGGCAATAGTGGGCGCCGTGACGGTCGCAGGTCACATCATCGAAGGTGTACCCGCACACCGGGCCCGCCCGCGACCTGGGCCGCCAGCGCGCCTCGTGGTCGACCCGGGGCGGCTCAGCTCGTGAGGAGCCGGCCCTTCGGCTTTTCGTCGTCCCCGCCGTGCTGGACGGCGACGAGCCGCGCCCGGTCCGCCGGCGTCCACCCGAACCGCCCGCCGAGGGTGGCACAGATGTTCACCGCCCGCTGCGCGCGCAGCAGATCATCACCGAGCAGCTCCACCCGGGCATGCTCCACCGCCTCACAGAACTGGGCGAACGCCTGCACATCCCACGCCGTCAACACCCCCAGCCGGATCCGATCCGGCGCCATCCGCTCCCAATTACGCCGCCCAGCCTCCGACAACTCCCACGGCGGCTCGATCGGCCCAGCGCCCGGCTGCGGCTCGGCCCGGTTGATCCGTTGCGGGTCGTGCTTGTCGTCGCCGTACAGCAGCTTGAGCGCCGTCGGCTTACGCGGCCGCCCACCGCCCTGACCCTGCGGCATGATCACCCCTCCAGGTCGCGAAGTCGGGGAAGCTCGTCAGCAAGCACCCCGGCGGGCGCGTAGGTAAGCATCGGCCCGAGCCGGTTGGCCCGCCGCAGCGCTTCGGGCGTGCGGCGGATGTCCACCACCGGGCCGACATCGCGTTGCTCCCGGGTATTGAGCCTGCGGCGCAGATGGAACGCGCGACCCGTCCATTCGCGCCACTCGCCAAGCAGGGCGTCGCCGACCCCGGTCAACTGCCGCTCACACTCCGCCTCCAGCCCGGCCCGTAGCGGCAGGCCGGGTGACGCAACCGAGACGTGCCAGACCGGCCCGCCAAGACCCATTTCCAGTCATTCATAGCCGCTGTTCACCGTCAGGACCACGGTCAACCCGCTGGGCAGTACCCGGCCGAAGTCGGGGTGCATCGTCTCGATCGACAGCCGGCAATGCCGATCAAGCGCCACACGCTGATGGCGGTTCATCGTCCTTCTCCACTCCCCTCTCCCGGGAAGTACTGCGGAACTTTGAGGAGCCCGGACGCGGCGGTCAGCATGCCAAGCATCGTCAAAACTGCGACCCCCCCGGGTCTTGATGCCACCCTCCGGGCTGGTCACGGGCGGTGTGCTGGTCATGACATCGCTTGCACAGTCCACGGCCGTGCCTGGGGTCGTCAGGGTCGAGGCCCTGGGCGGCCAGGGCACGGCGTGGGGTGGGCCAGTGGTCGGCCACCGTTGATGGGCTGGCGTGGCAGAGCACGCAGATGGGTTGGCGGCGTAGGACTTCGGCGCGGAACAGGTCGCGGTGGGCTTGGCCGTAGCCGCGTTGGGTGCTGGTGCCGCGGCGTTGGTCACTGTCCTGGCGTGCCCGGGTCTGGCAGGGGAGGCATTTGGCGGTGCCTGGGGTGGGGGTGCCGGGGCAGCCGGGGGTGGTGCAGCGGCGGGGGGCCCGGGTGGGCATTCAGTCCCCGGTGGTGGCGGGTTCGACGCACAGGATCAGGGGGCGGCCGGCGATCCAGTGGGCGAGCCAGCGGTGCCGGCCGTCGAGTAGCGCCCATGTTCCGTCTTGCTGGCGGCGTACGTGCACTGGGTTGATCGGGTCGTGGGTGTTGCGTAGTTTCTCGGCCACGGCGCAGATGACCAGCACGGACATGCCCGCGGGTAGCGGGGCAGCGGGGCGCAGTTCGTGGACGGGCAGCCAGAACGGGCGGCGGTCTGGGTGCGGCGCCTCGTCCGCCTTCATGTGGCCTTCTTGTTGGCGACCGGTCGGGTGCGATGCGGCGATGGCTGCCCGGTCATGAGGGCGTTGATGGCGGCGAGCTCGGCGTTGCGGTCCTGTTCGGGCAGAGCCCAGATCTGCTCGGTGTGCCAGGGGCAGAACCGGCTGGGGTGGGTCTCGTGTAGCCGGATGGGGCAGGCGTTGTCGCCGGCGCAGCGCCGGTATCCGCGGGTGACGGCGGTGGGGTGTGCGCACCGGTTGTGCGGGCCGATGTGCGGGCCTCGGCAATTCGGGCGCACCTTGGACAAGGCGAATGTAGCGCATGTCGCGTGTCCGGCGTCAAGGCGGCGGCCTTTCGTGGCGCTCACGCCCGGCCTCCGTAGGAGCGTAGCGGAGGGGCTGCACGTGCGGCGGCGGCCCGCTGGCGGGTTCTCGCGCGTTGGTTGGCGAAGTGGCCACGGATGTGTTCGGCGAGTAGCCCGATGGTGTCGTCGTCCCAGGTGGCGTGGCAGGTCAGGCACAGGGCGGCGGAGCGGTCGATGCGGATGCGTAGGCCGGCACGCTCGTCGGGCAGGGTGTCGCAGTGTGGGCACGGCACGGTGGGTAGGTGCGGGACCGGATCTTCCCAGGCGCCCAGGACGCGGCACCAGTTGCGCCAGCGGGCGACGTCGGCGGCGAGGCGGGCGACCTGCGGCTTGGGTACGCGGGCGTTGGCGACGGCGCCGACGAAGGCCCGTAGGTCGGCCTTGGTGCTGGGAAGCTCGTGCGGGGGGTAGTAGCGCCAGGTCTTCAGGGTGCTGGTCCAGCGGCGTAGGCCGGCGGTGATGGCGACGAGCCGGTCGATGGCGTCGAGGTTGGCCGCGGCGGCGGGGACGCGTTGGTCGCGGGCACCCAGTCCGGTGCTGCGGCGGTCGGCGGTGATCGGGATGCCGGCGGCCTCGGCGAGCTGGTCGAGCAGGCAGGGATGGGCGGAGCGGTGTACCCGGGCGACGCGGCGGTGCCCGGTCGGTGAGCGTACGCCGTAGCGTTCGGTGTGTTCGATGGGGTCGACGAGTTCGCCGATGTGGTCGGCGAGCTGGATGAGCAGCTCGTCGCGGGTCTTCGGCCGGGTCATGGTCCGGCCTGGATGCCGGGAGAGCGTTCGATGCCGGCTCGGTATGCCCGGCGGGCTTCCTCCACGCGGGCGGCATCGCCATCGGCCAGGTACCAGATCATGCCGAACATCTCTTCGATGGTCTCGTAGGCGTCACCCTGCGTCTCGGTTGCGATCGTCATGGTCTCCGGGTTGCGCAGTTTGCCGTCATCGGTCACGGCGTGCAGGTAGCTACCGGCCACGGGGACTCCCATCTTTTTCCTTTGCGCCCGGCCAGGTCATGGCCTGCCGCCCAGGGCCCGGTCGCCAGGCGTAGCCACCAGGGGGCGGGGGCGACGTAGCGCGGGCAGTCGGGGTGGCGCACGTAGGGGTGCGCTGCGCGCCCGCATCGCACGCAGCGCGACCTCACCCGCCGGCGCTTGGACAGCCAGCCCTCACGTCGCCATTTCACGCCGACATAGCCAGGATCGTAGACATCCTGGTAGGCGACCCAGGTCTTGCCGCACTCACACTCGCGCACGGTTCCCGGTTGGTCCCAGAACGCGTCGTGCCACATGCCCCACTGGTTGGGTCCGCAGCGGTGTGGGTCGGGTTCCCAGACGGTGGTCATGCCGGCTGCTTCCTGGCGCCGTAGTCAGCCGGGTCGAGCCGCTCGGTTCCCAGCCGGCAGCCGGCGCCGAACCAGTGCCGCCGCTCGACAGCCACGAGGTCGCCGCCGCGGAAGGTGGCGACCAGCAGCGGCCCGTTCGGGCAGCGGCACACCGCCGGATCGGGGGCGGCGACCGGGCCCGCTCTGCGACGCTGCCGCGAACGGGCCGGGTCGGTGTCCCGGTCCACCCTGGCGCTGTTGATGTTGTTGGAGACGCGCTCAAGCCGTTTCATCGCGGATCCTGCGCCGCAAGTCGCGCCAGGATCTGCCGGTCCGCATCGATGCGCTGACGCAGCCGAGCGCGGAACTCCAGATCGGCACGGCGGTGATCAAGGTAGTTGGCGATCGCCCAGCGAACGACCACCGACACGGGATTCCCCTCGACTCTGGCAACCAGCTTAAGATCGTCGGCCAGCACGGCCGGCAGGCGAATCGTCATCACCCGCATCTCGCCGCTCACGGTGCCACCGTCCTGGGCCATGGCGGCACCGGGCGCTCGCCGCGCCCGTTCCA